CGCCTGGTTCGGGTTGCCCGAGCTGCCGGCCTCGATCTCCAGCCAAACCTCTTCCGCGATTTGCTGCCGGGTCAGATCCGGCCAAACCGCGCCAGGCCCGACAATGCGCTTCACCGTCGCTTCAGCAACGTTCGAGAACAGGAGCTGCCCGCCGTATTTGGCGAGATGGGTCAGGAGGTCGTCGAGGTCATCGACGTTCGAATCCATCGTCGTGGTGCGCGAGGCTTCAGCGATCTGCGACTGGGTCGCGGTGTCGGAATTAGTCGGCCCCATATTGGCTTCTTGAAAGCCAACCACCCGCAGCGTGTCCTCGAAATAGGGCGCGACATCATAAAGCGCCGGATTGATCTCCGGCCCGGTGAATGCTTGCAGGAGATCCCCGACTTTCTGACCGGGTTGCAGGCCATTCAACTCGAGAATTGCATTCGATGGATGCGATTCAAGCTTCTCGACGTCCTCCGCATCAAGCGCCCCCGCACTGACCACCGTCTTGGGGCGCGCCGCCCGGCGATGCTCGCGCATGCCTTGTCTCGCGGTGTTGTAATCGAGCTGCATGTCCTTCATCAACCGCACATCGGAGGGCGGGAAAATATCGTCCTCGTGGTCGGTTTCATTGAAGGTCAGAGTGAACCAAGGCCAGAAGCGTTCGAGCGGCGTGTCGGGCGCGCCAGGCTCGCGCAAGAAATCCGGATAGCCGTCGCAGACGATATAAACGAGCCCGTCTTTACGGTTGTAGATCTCCCAGATGCAGCAGCACTGTTTGTCGTCGCCGGTGCCCTTCTCGCGCTCGTTCGGTCCGAGCTGCATCAAGCCGTTGGCCCGCGCGCCGGCGTTCATGCCGCCGTCCGGCCGGCTGTAGGAAGTGTAATTTTTGCCGACGTCGCGACCGTAAATTTCTTTCACCTCGTTGGGGCTGAGAATGTATTCCTCCGCCACCCAGTCAGAGCCGAGAAAGCCGCGCAGATGAATGCACTTGGTGTCGGGAATGATCGAGAACGAGCTGGGGTAGTCGTAGGTCAGTCCCTCGTGAGCGATGAACTCAACCTCACCCTGCAGATCCTGCACCATCAGCCGCAGTTGCTCGGCTTCAGCCGAATCCGGGTCGCTCTCGTCATCAGCGATATCGGCGGCTAACCGCTCCAGGGTGCCGAGGCGCTCGTTGATGTCGCTAAGCTTGGCGATCACGTCAGGGCGCTTCTGCATCACCCGCTCGAAGCCGAGCTTGACGTAAGCGACACCGACCGTCAGCGCGCGCCGCACCGTCATCTTCATCAGTTGCTTGAACGGATGGAGCTGTTGCGAAACCTGGTAGGCGTAGAGCAGCTCAAGGGTCTTGGCGATCTTGTCGAGCAGCTCCGTTTGCTGCTTGACCTGGCTGGCGTCCTGGATGATCGCCATGCCCTGCTGCAGCATCTGCGGCAGCATCGGGTTGGCCCCAGGAGGACCAACACCCAACCCAGGAGGCGCGCCTGGGGGTCCACCGGGAGGCGGAGGCCCTGGCGGCTGTCCTGGCAGGCCGGGAGGACCGGCGGGCGCATTCATACCCGGCGGCGCGCCAGGAGGCGCTGGCGGCGCTCCCATGGTCGCGCCGGCGAGCGCGCCGCTCTGCATCGCCATTTCGCCAGCCTGCTGGATCGCCTGCAGGCTCTGCTCGGTGCCGTCCCACACCGTGTTGAGGATCATCTCGCGCCGCTTGGCTACCGCTTTCGGATTACGGGCGTAGAGAAAGCTAACCCTTTGGGTCACCTCGCGCAGGGTGATGTTGGCGACGTACCTTTTTTCTTTGGGATTTTTTGACCATTGCTTGCCGAGGCAAAAATCTTGGTCCTCCTTCATCCGATCGAAGGCCGGCTTCCAGTGCTTCTTGGCGTGCTTGACCTCCGCGCCCCAGGCTTTGACCAACGCCTTGCGCGCCGGCGGCGGATCCGGCCGATCGCGGTCGATCATCTTCGCTTCGGCTTCACCCTGCTGCAGGATTTGCTGGCCCGAAATACCCTGCGGCGCGCCAAACAAGCCTTGCACTGCCGCTTGGGTCGGATCCGGGGGACCAGGCATTGCTACCTCCGGCGCTCCTGCAGGACGCCGTCAAACGCTTTGACCGCAGCCTGGTATTCCGCCGAGCTGGGCAGTGGGCCGTCATAAGGCTCAAACTCAGGGGAGCCTAAGTCCCACTGATAGGCGAAGACGTCGACAGGGTCGCGTCCGTTGCACTCCTTGTTGAACGGAGCCCACAGATGCAGCCACGGCCCCGGCTTGCCTTCGATAATGTCGATCTTCAAATGATCCAGCTTATTCGCCCAGATCGACTTGCGGACGCACTCGACCCCAAGAGCGGCGGCTTCCTTGATCGAAATCAGTTGCATCACCAGCCATCCATTGCGGCGCGCGCTTCCCGTTCGGCGCGCTTAGTGTTTTCCTTCACCCAGGCCAGGGTGAACTCCTTCGGATCCTCGTCGCGCGCCTTCGGCTTGCCACGCGCCGGGATCTGCTTCATCAGCCCAAGCCCGATCAGCGACAGCGTATCAACAAAATCGTCAAATCCAGAATGCGGGAATTTGAGGAGCTGGTCGCGCGCGTCGCTGAACCAGCGGGTAAAGCGTGGAAAGTAAACCCGGCCCATGCTCATGCGGGCGGCGATCGACTGCGCACGCGCCTGCTTGTCGGCAACCGGGGCGATCTCGTCGATCGAGCAGAACACCCGTTTTTCCAGCATGCGCTTGCGCAAGAACGGCCCGATCGACTTCGAGATCGAACCCTTCTCGCCCCACCACAGCATCGGTCGATATTTCGCCATCAGATTGATGACGGCCTCGATGCTCGTGTCGCTGGGCAGCCGCGACCAGACGAGATCCGGCATGATCCAGAGGTTGTCGTTCTCGTCGACCCCGACCACCATGTGGCAGCTCTTGTCGTTCTCCTGGCCGGTCGACACCGCCAGGTCGCTGGCTCCGTAATAGCGGAGCGAATCCGGATGCGGCAGGTCGGACATTTTGTTGTACATGCGAATGTGGTCGACCTTGAAAAACGAGCCTTCCGCCGGGGTCGGCCGGCCCTGGTACAGGGCGGTGAAACCGCGCGGGTCGGCGCGGCGCTGATCGAGCAGAAACTCAGTGCCGAACCGTGACGGCCAAAGCGGCTGATCGATCGGCCGGCCGAGCGGGTCATCCTCTTCGGCGAGCGCCGGCAGATTGATGATCGACCAGGTCGCCGCCTCTTCCTGGTTGTAATAAGGGTTAGTCGGGTCGGTGTGACGACCGATGATGTCGTCCTCGTTCCAGCGCGTGGCGATGATCACCAGCGCCGCATCCTGGGTCATCATGCGGTAGCGCAGCACGTTGTTGTACCAGGCCCACAACGCTTCGCGCACGATCGGCGAATCCGCCTCTTTGCGGTTCTTCACTGGGTCGTCGAGGATGTTGATGTCGCCGCCGCGGCCAGTCAGCGTGCCGCCGACGCCGACGAAGAACAAGTCTCCGCCATCGACAATGCGCAGCCGATCGTTGGCCGCGCCGCCGTAGCGCAACTCGAGTTTTGGGAAAACGTGCTTGTAGAGCGGCGACTGCATCGTCGTCTTGACGACGCCGCCAACGTCCTGGGCAAACTTGTCGTTGTAGGTCGCGAACACGATCGACTTGCGCGGATTGCGGCCGACCGCCCAGGTCGGAAACAGCATCGAGGCGAGCTTGGTCTTGCCATGCCGCGGCGGACACGAGATCATCAGCCGCTTGATCCGCCCAGCTTCGACTTCTTCCAGCGCCGCCCCGATCACTCGATGGTGGCGCGCCACTTCGTAAGCCGAGCGATTAGGGTCGACCCGGTGATCCGGGTCGGGGCTCATGTAGCGCGCGAACGGAATCAGGCTGACGCGCGATTTGAGGATCTCCTTCTTGCGTTCGAGGAGAAGGAGCCGGCGATCGGCGTTGTTCAAGCGTAGCCGTCACCATCGTCATTGAGGCTCGACCCCGAGGGGATCTCGTCCGATGATCCGCCGCCCCCTCCGCGGCCTGGCCGATATTTCGCCACCATCGCGTCGCCATCAGGGCTCTCGCCGCCGCGCGCCATCGACTTAAAGCCGCCGCTGTCATCGCGACCCATGCCGACATGGCCGCCATCGCTGGGCGAGCCGACGCCGTGACCATGCGGATCGCAGTGTTCATCACCAGCGGTTGACTTGCCCGGTGAGCGAGGATCAATTTTGGGAACCATTGTTCTCTCCTGATTTACGGTGCTATCAGCGCATTGCTCTTGGCGATGACGCCGCCATTGCTGTTAGTCGCAGTGACCTCGCACTCGACCATATAGCCGGAATCAACGGCGGCAAGGATGTAGGTCGCCGCTGTCGCGCCAGGGATGTTGGCGGTCCTGCGCCGCCATTGGTAAACGTAAGTCGGCGTGTTCAGCC